AATTTGGTTTTCTTAAAGAAGCTCCAGCACACTGTATTCAACAAAAATTAAAAGACTTGGATAAAGCATTTAAAGATGCTTTTGACAAGAATCAACCAAATAAAAGAATTCCAAAGCTAAGAAGAAGAGGTCAACATGATAGCATTCGCTTTCCTGAGCCACGGGATATTAAACTGGATGGAAAGAGAATTGGTTTGCCAAAAATAGGTTGGCTGCGTTTCTATAAGAGCAGGGATATTGCAGGAACCGTTAAAAATGCAACTGTCTTAAGACATGCAGGGGATTGGTATGTTAGCATCCAGACTGAAATTGACATTGAAATACCATCACATTCAAAAAATACAGCTGTTGGAATAGATGTTGGTATATCCAAACTGTTTGCGCTGTCGGATGGCAGCAGCAAAGCGCCACTAAATAGCTTTAAAAAGCACCAGAAAAAACTAGCTATCCTTCAAAGGAGGTTGAGCAAAAAAAATAAGTTTTCTTCTGGTTGGCATAAGCAAAAAAGAAAGATACAAAAACGACACACAAAGATTGCTAATTGCCGAAAAGACTATCTACACAAATCGACCACTGAGTTCAGCAAAAATCACGCTATGATCGTCATTGAAGATTTGCAGATATCAAACATGTCTAAATCAGCAAAAGGTAATATTGAGCAACCGGGCAAAAATGTAAAGGCTAAGTCAGGATTGAATAAGTCAATTTTAGATCAAGGCTGGTATGAGGCTCGAAGGCAGTTAGAATATAAACAGAAATGGAGAGGTGGAGTTTTAATTGCTGTGCCAGCGAAACATACGAGCCAAAAATGTTCTCGCTGCGGTCACATAGACAGAGACTCAAGATTCTCACAGTCAGAGTTTTGCTGTACAAAGTGTGGTTTTGCATCAAATGCTGATATCAATGCAGCAAAAAATATTTTAGCGGCAGGGCATGCCGTGTTAGCGGGTGGAGCTGAGCCAATAGGCGCGGCCATGAAGTCTGAACCACTTACGGCATAGTGTCGTGGGAATCCCCGCCTCTTTAGGGCGGGGAGGATGTCAACGATGGTTTTGGTTACATATGCGGTTTGTGCGAAAAGGATGATGAATATTTTTTAAACATAAAGGAAATAGCATGAAAAAAGATAGACGTGGAATTATGTCAGCATGTGAATACTCAATTAGTTCGCTGCAAAATATCAAAAAGGGATTTTTAGACGTTAAGAATCCAAAACATGAATTGGTCTGGGCTATCGGTGGAATTATCGTAACTTTGACTAGCAATTTACTAATGATTAGTCACGATGTGATTGAAAATGCCCCAACTAAAGACACGCCTAATGCGCTCGATGATATACGCGAAATTCAAAAACAATTTAACGACATGGTAGAAAAAATGGTAGGTGGCAATGATTAATCAAGAATATTTGAATTTGCTGCAACTGCAAGCAATGGAAGAACTGAAATTTTTGCAAGACGCTGGACACGGATCGGGCGAAAATGACCAGCATTGCATTTTTTGCAAGCCATATCAGCAGGATAACAAGCTAAAACATGTTTGTTTTAGGGTTGAAGATATCAGCAATTTTTTAAAACAAATTCTTGCTCACTCACACGTAATCCAATCTAATAAACCAGATAACGCCTAAAACCTTCTGTAAGCGCCTCTAAGGGGTTTAAAACAAAAACCCCTGGCATACCCACTAAAAAATAATTATCTCTTAGCCATGCCTTAATTTAATGGGTAGAATCTCAAATTTATCCACAATTTCTGTGGATATGTCTGTTCATAACTAATTTCTGCTTTTTTCATATGGTGGTAAGTCCTTCAAAGTACCACCAAAAAATTTTAATTCAGCTATCCAGTTATCATTCCCGTTGCGATTAAATAAACAATAAACTTGCATCTTATCTAGTTTAGAATCTTTGCGTGGCGATAAAAGCAAATGACAATCAGTCATAACACTAAGAGCACCCCGCACATCGTCACCTTTGGGAGCACGGGTTTCATCGGGTTGTGAAGCTTTTCCAGCTTGCGCAACTAAAATGGCCATAAATCCTAGCTCTTGGGCTAGACTACGCAAAGAAGCCACAAACTGATTTTGTTGTTCAAAAATATTTTCCACTTTATTTTTTGACATAATTAATCCTAGATGATCAACTAAAACAACTTTTATTTTACGCTTTAAACTGGCTAGGCGTATGCGTGATAGGATATCTTCAAAGTACATCACGCCATCGTCTCTAACGACTACATATTCGTGCTTATTAGCCCATTCAAGCAGACGTTGCCTAGCATTCGCTGTTTCCATATTATCGATATGTCTGGCTAGATCCGTTCTGGATATTTGAGCTAATTGCGCTGCAATGTTTGTGTATAATTCTTTCTTTTTAATTTCCATCGAAAATATTAAAGCTTGTTGCTCAGGATCAACAGCATGAATAAACATAGCTAAAGCTAAAGATGATTTGCCTTGCTTAGTACCGCCTACAACACAAACTAGGCTACTAGCAGGAATTCCGTTTGAATGTAATTTTAATGCAGCGTCAATGCTACCGAAGCCAGTCAAAACACTTTCTTCATCGCCTTTATCATAATCGATTAAATATTCGTTTACATCGTCTTGAATGCTTATTGAATCATGGCCAGACATTAGCCTCAGATCAGGATTAAAGTTTTTTATATCATTCTCTAATTTAACGCAATCATCAAAGGTTTTTTGTGCGCAAACTGCGCTTATAATCTCGTGCGAATAGCCTAAGTAGGATATTATATTTCTAATGGCTATTATTTGCTCAACAAAGGACTCGATAACATCAAAACTATTTGTCACAGTATAAAAACTGTTTTTAATTATATCTCGAACATACTCGTTTAAGCTTGTATCTTCGCCTAGCGTTAAAAAATCGACTGATTTCGATTGCGATAACCTGGTTTTTATTATCCTAAAAATTTCATCGTAGGGTTGTGAAAAATCGCTATCATTAAGCATGCTTACCCATGACCCGACCTTTTCCACGCTTTCACCATACGACATTAATCTTTGCAAAATATCTTTACTGCGAGAATTCCACGCATCATGCAATTGTGACATTTTTTTACTTAAAACCATGATATCAGTCATGATATGGCTCGATATGTTTCTTTATTAACCTCTGTATCTTCTAACTGATTTGCTATTAACCAGCCTGTATAGCTTGTAAAACTTGGCTTAGGCTGATTAGCCTCAATGTTATCGTTCCATCGTTCTTGCGTCAGGTATGTCGCTGGCATAGGAATATATTTTTTCTCCCTGCTACCCCATTCATCCTTGTTGCTCATTCTAAATTTAATGTCATTGGCTATATTTTCAGCATATTTATAAAGCTTTTCCTTTTTCCAAATTTTAAGAGCATTTTTTTTATTATCTTTGCGTGGGTACAGTTCCCAGAATTTTTCAAAGGTTTTAAGACAATTATCATCTTGTGTGCGTTCATCGTCAGATGAACATAAAACGGGGTCTGTATTAGTAATAGGTTTATTATCTGGTTTACTATCTGGTATAGGTTGCCCGTTAGTGGGAAATCTATTTCCCGATTGTGGGAACTCCATTTCCCGATTCTGGGAACTCAATGGATTCAACAAGTTAAGATATTTCTCGTTATTTATCTCTGGGTAGTATTCAAAGGCTTTAGGGGTTAATGCGTACCAGCAAGTTCGGTCATATTTTGTGCTATTGTAATTGCCTTTAATAATTAATCCGTATTTAATCGCATTTTTAATTATCGTTTGCATGTTCTTTTTTGACCAGTACGGGAATAGTTCTATCCATGCCTCGACCGAATTGTAAATCCAGCAATGGCCATCGTAGATATGTTTTTTATTGGCTAAATTTCTGTTTGTCCAGAATTTAAGGTTGTGAACTAAAATAGCTACATTAGAGTCTTTAAAATCTCTTGCAACTTCTACACAAAAGCTATGATCCATGTTATAATTCCTTGGTAATTGAAAGTTAAATTGGTAATTGAAAGTTAAAAGTTAATTTAAGGTTACATTACAGGTTGTAAGCCATAGCTGGTTACTATGGTCTGGGCATGATGCCCTTTTATTCCTCCCTTTCTAATAAAATCCTACGCACAATATTTAGCCTGATATTCAGTTCAACAGGCGTTATGTCTGGGAAAGATTTTAATAATTTTTTACGATATCGAAGAAGAATACACATGCGGTTTCCTTTTAAAAAAATTCGTCTCTTCCTGAACTTAGCTTTGTAATCTATCGCTAACGGCTTAATATTTCAATGTTTCTTTCTCGATAGTTTTGGATCAACTTCGTCAGGCATCAATTCACCGCCTGTCAGCTCTGCTATGCGATATTGCTGCAAAAGTGGTATGTAGCCTTGTCTTTTCCATTTCGTCATGTTCTGAGGTACGATACCTAGCTTAACGCACACTTTATTTAAGTTTCCGAAATATTTAATAGCATCTTCAATGTTCATCGGTAAGCCTCTTTATAAAAGTTTGTGGGTATTATATTATATACTTAAGTTTATAGCCACTATTGTTGCAAACTTATAGTTAATGTATATTGCGTTGTACTCACGGATTTGAGGATTTACATGCTAACGGAAGAACAAAGATTAAAGCGCAAAAATGGGCTAGGTGCGTCTGATACCCCTATCATAATGGGTTACAGCACATTCAAAACGCCATACGAGTTGTATTTAGAAAAAACAGGACTAGTCAGTAATGAGGATGATGAAATTACAGAACAACAATATTGGGGCAATGCCCTTGAACCAGCCATCCTTAAAAGGTTCTCGGAAGAAAACGATCTACATGTCACCCTACCCGATACGATATATCACCCTGATTACCCTTTCATATTTGCCAATCTGGACGGTTGGGTTGCTGCTGAAAATGCAGTAGTTGAAGTTAAATGCGCTAATAGCTTTATGCGCAAGGAATGGGATCTCGCTGCTAACGATGGCATTCCACAAGTCTACTTAATCCAAATTGCCAAGCAAGTCGCTGTAACCAATGCTGACAAAGGTTATTGTGCTGTTTTAATTGGCGGTAATGAGTATCGACAATTTGTCTATAAACGTGATTTAGAGCTAGAAAAAATCATCATTGAGGCTGACAAACAATTCTGGCATTGCGTACAAAATAAAATTGAACCCGATCCGATAAATACATCAGATTGTAGGTTAAAATATAATTCACCTCATCCAGATAGAGTGTCTAAGTCTACATTTAAAACCGAAACTGCACTGCATGAGTTAATTGAACTAAAAGCTAAGGCAAAAGAGCT